GCTTTATTATTTTCATCTAATTTTGCAAAATGTGCCATTTTTTTATTTTCCTGCTAGTTTTGTGATACGATCAAGTAACAACTTATGCTCATCATAATTTGTACTCTCGCTTGCACCTACTAATTTACCACGTAGATTTCTTTCATTCTTGCCTACTGGTTCTGTTGGTCCAAGTTGACCTGCGCGTTTTTGATTAGCATCTAAATCTTCTGATACTTCTTCATCTTCTTCGTTAAACTTATCTTTTACCCAAGCTCCTGCATTTTTTATACGACCAACAACAGGTTGACTATTATAGTTGTATCCATATTTTGAATAACCCATATCAGCCATTTGTTTGTCTGCTGCACCTTGTTGTGCTTTATAATTTGCTTTTGCTTGTGCAGGCGTGATTGCTAATTGTCTATCAACTTCAGCCTTTGATTCTGGGTCAAGAGCATCATATTGTTTTTTAAATTCTTCAGGATTGCGTTTTTGATCTGCTTGAAGTTTTCCGGGCATGTCTCTGTAATAAACTTTATTAAGGTCTCTTACTGCGCCGCCCATAGCAGGCATCATTCTATCAACACCTTTTGACAATAGTTTTGTAGCATCAATGTTACCTTCTTTGTCAGTAGATGCTTTGATATCTTTTTGCATGCCTTTGTCAACTGCATAATCTTTTGACATACTATCAAAATCTTGTTTTGGAATCTTGAGTTCGCCGCCCTGCTTTTGCATTTGTGCGCTTTGTTGGGCGGTATTTAAATTGTCAATATCTTCCGCCACGCCTCGCTTGTGATGTGCGTACAGTGCGTTGTCGGCATCTCGTCTACTGGTAAATTTTTGTGGACTTAATTTGTCACCATACTTAAATCCAAATTTTCCATCTGTATATTGAACTACTGAACCGACTGTTCCAGTTTTAAAATCATTTAAATTACTTATTTCTCTGTAACCTTCATCTTGTTCCTTGATTTTTTTATACTCACCTGCAGGAAGTTTATATGGCAAATTTTTAATTTTTGGTGTACCATCACTTGGTTTTATCTCATATGGAAGATTTTTAATTTTTGGTGTTCCATCATTTGGTTTTATTTTATATGGTAGTGTTTGCAAGCCAGGTAAACTAGATTCGCCTAAATTGTCATCAGTTTTGTCTCTTGCTGCTTGTTCTGCTTGTTTGCGATTTTGTGTGACGAACTTTACGCTCACACCTAAATAATCTGCTAAATCTTTATTGCTCATTTTTTCTATAGGAAGATCCGCTGATCCTTCTCCCATATAAGATTCGCGTTGTGGTGTAGCCATATATTTACCTAGATTGGCATCACTAACTCCTTTAGATTTTAACCACTCAACAGCCTTAGCATCTTCTTTTTGTCTATATTCTTGTTGTTTAGCCGCGAGCCTATCCATGTGTCTTTGCTGCAAGGGTGAAACTTGATTAGCATTATTAGTTGCAGGTGCCTGTACAGGAGTATTTTCATCTAAGTCACCAGCCTCTTTGATTCCATGATGTAAACCTTTTGCTTTTTTCTTTATTGAGGCTTTGGTTGCGCCGGGATAATAATAGCGAAAATCTTCATCTAGATCAAATGCGTCAAGATTTGACTTAACTGTATTTTGATTATGTTTTAGTGTTTCTGAACCCGGTGCTTCATCAAGCATTTTATCAGCAGGAACGGCTAATGATTTTGTTGTGTTATCAAGTTTAGTTTCATTAGTGATATTGAGTTTGTCCATCAATATCTGTGCAACGTCATCAGTTGCTACTTCATAGCCTTCATCATCCATTAAACTTTCATATTCATCAATGATGCTATAAATGTCGTTGCTGTTTAAACCTTTCTCACCTTTTAAACTTTGAAAAATAACTTCGGCTACTTCATTAGTGTCAGCCATTTTTTTTTGACTGACTTCCTCTGCTTCTGCATATCTTTCTTTTGGTCCAGGTATGTGTGGCTTTTTAGGTGGCTCTTTTTTTTCGGAATCTGGCTCAGATTTTGGCTCAGATTTTTGTTTTGGCACATATTGTATTTCACGTTTAGTGCTGAGAGGTTTTTTTACCTCTACTTCATCGTATTCATTTCCATCTTGGTCAATAAATCTGTGTTGTATAGTTTGTTCATTAGTTGGTGTAACATCTTCTGCACCACCTTCGCCTGCATTACCTGCTGTATCGCCATCAGTTTCTTCACTTGCTTCGCCGCCGTCGCCGCCTTCAATCAAACTTTGTGCCCATTTGTCTAATTCTTTAACTTCATTCATTTCGTTTAAGTTCTTTGATAAACGACTTAATATTGGTAATACGCTTTCAATACGTGGGTCTAATGTTTCTCTCACAAACAATTCGTTCAATGAATTTTCATCTGACTCTTCATTTAATACAGGTGTATAACTTTCAAAGTATTTTACATAACCTTTATGAGTAGTCATTCTACTTAATGTTTCGCGTAAGTTTTGATAATGCGAAACACCTTCATTGACCAAACGCTGTGCTGATTCGTTGAATTGACCGTTCTTTGTGGCACGGACGAATCCTGCCATCTTTGTGTATTCTTCTACAAGTGTGCTGATATGTTTTGCTTTATCATCATAAGGTGTACCACCTTCTGCGATATGGCGTGCAAATACTCTTGCTAGACCAGGACGATTGGTTGGAATCAAGAATCTTTCACCGTGTGCATTCTCTACGAAAATTCTTGCGATATTGCGAAAGCGTTGTTCACCCTCTTCAAGTTGACGAGTATGTTGAAGAATAATCTTTACAGTTGGAACATTATCGCTGTAACTTGATTTTTTACCTAGAGGATAATAACCCTCTTCTAGTTTTTCTTTCTCTTTCATAATCGTCCTCTTTTTCATATCATGCACTAATTGGCCTTTATTTGTTTTTAATTCAAAACCGGCACCTTTGTCACGTTTCCAACCACGTAAAAAATTAAAAAATGTTTCAAATTCTGGACTTTTCATTAATTTAGGATCTATCCAAAGTACTATGTTCTTTTTATCTTCAGCGCGATTCTTTTTGAGTTCTACCCCTATCCAACCCTGACCTGCTGATATACCGTTTTGGTCTTTTAACTCAAAACGAATCACATCACTTTTTTCAGGATTAGGTGTTTCTTTACCTGTGCTATCCAATCCTTTAGGATCGTAACCTCTACTTTCAAGCATATCATAGAGGTCTGACTTTAAACTTTCTAAACTTATGGCCATAGTAATATTTAGTCCAAAAGACCTAACTCAATACAGCAAAGAAGGGTAATGGCTGTATGATCTCATCGTGGTCACGCATTTGATTTCCTAGATCATAATGGAAATCAGTTAATTGATGTAACATACGAACAATCAATAATGTAGCCATGACCAGATCGTCTGTTTCTCCTATTTTAGCACTATAACTCCCGCCTAATGCTACAAAGTTTTTAAGTTCTGAAATTAGTGAGCGACTATGCAATTTCATCTTTTTACTTTCTAATAGCGTTTTAAATTTAGCACAAGCGGTCAATTTTACTTTATGTGTCGTATTAAATCCTTTACGTTTTTTACCAGGCTCACTAAAGAAAATACCCGGAATATTTGTCTCCCCGAATTCATTTAAGGAGATTAGGGCTGCTTCGCCGATACTGTTATTTTCTAAACTATAGTAAAGACTATTGGGATCTCCCGTGCATTCTACAATATACTTGTTGATATCGGCTAGTAGTTTAACCTGTTGAGGAATCTCTGTCTTATTATGCTTCCACTCACCTATCTGTGTAGTTGTATTTGCTTCAAATATTTGAATAGCTGCTGGATCACTACCTGTACCAAGACTTGGATCTAGTGCGACCACGTAGATGTTACCTTTCTCTGGTTTTTTATACCAGCGTACTTGACCCATACGATGTATAGGTTCTATACCTTCTAGTTGAATTAGAGTGTTAGGATTGATTAGTGTTTCGTCAGCTATAATGAACTCACAGCCGATTTCACGATTGAAACGATCAAGTCCCAACTGACTCTTCATCTCTTCAGCCCACTTCTCATCACGACCGGGCTGTTCGTTCCAATATGATCTATATGCCTTGAATCCGTTTACACCTACATCTGTCTTGTTACCGAATTCATCTTCTGTCTTGTTAGCACCCTTCCATATTAATGCGAACTGATCTTCGTCACTGTTTGGGGTACTTGTGATGATAGCCTTACCACCTGTTGACAATGTTGGAGTAATTGATGTCCAAAATTGCTCTGCGATTGTTGGTCTAACGAATGCGAATTCGTCAAGATATAACAATGAGATAGACATACCACGACCAGTATTTTCAGTTGTCGTGGCTGATACGATGCGGCTACCATTTTCAAAATCTAAACTACCTTTATTGTACGTAGTGACACCTGCTTTGATATGCATAGGACAGTTTTCATATGCATAACGAATGCGTAGCATGATTTCTTGCGCACCGGTATATTTGTGTGCGGCGATCAATATAGTGCTGTCTGGTACAAACATTGCATACCATAATAGATAACCGGCAGCACTTGTTGATTTACCACTTTGACGAGGCATGAGTGCTATTGAGTAGCGATAGTTATGATATGTATGAATTAATCTCTGTTGATATTCATATGGATGATACAACATGCTACCGCGTGTAGGATGTTGTATGTAAAAGAAGTTATCCATAAAGTATAGATAACCTGTTTCTGGGTCACAACACTTCACAAAGTCATCTAACTCTTTTTGAGTTTTGAAAACTGTTTTTACATAAGGCTGCTTTACTAATGTGTCGGCTTGTGCCATACCAATATTTAGACAACAAAACCTGGCTTGTAAACTGTTTTACCCTTCTCTGTCACAGCAGTAAGTTTTTGCTTTCTATTAGCGCCTTCACTGTAACTTGCATGTACCCAACCACTATTAGGACCTTCTTTTGGATTGTAGAATTCAAGTATGATCTGATCAAACTCACAATTCTCTGCAACCCACTTGGCTAGTTCAGGATTGGCAAGTCCGTCAATTTCAAAGTCGACTGCCTCTCCATTGCAGTGCTGTGATTTGGAGGATCCGCCAACAGCAGCATTAAGAGCAGGACCACGGTAACCACTATTAATACGAACTGGTTTACCGAAATGTCTCCTAACTGGTTCAAGAATTTTTTCGCAAACTTTTTGTAGATTTGAAGCATGTGCTGGACCTGGTGTATTATCAATTCTCTTACGAATTGCTGTTTCTGATTTTGTAAACTCGTTTAGTTTGAAATGTGGGCTAAGTTGCATATCAGGTGTGACTGATAATGCTGGTTGACTTGGTGCTGTTGTCTGAGGTGCTGAAACTGCCACTACGGGACTTGCACCCGCTGTCCACATAAAGTATTTTTTTGTTTTCTCGCTACGATCAGCAAGACCATGTGTGCCGCCATTGATCTTTTTAGTCAATGATAATATTGCTGCGTCAGTAATACCCTGATCGCAAATAGCCCATAACTTATTTCTTTCAAAGAAAAACATCGCACTCTCAAATGCTAGTTCAGTAGCAACGATGTCTGGATTGCTCATCACATCGGGACGATTACAATACTTTGCGAATGCTGCGTAGTTATCTTTACCAGTCAACTGTAATGCTCCGCGACCACGATAGCGCCAACCGTCACCACTTGCTTCTGGACCATTGCCCATGCGACTTGCGTATACACGGTTAGCAATCTTTTCTGGCTGTCTAGCATAGCGATTTGCTGTTGCCATATCTGGGAAATACTTTTTGAATATTCCTATCAATCCAGCAGCATTGTAGTTTAGATTTTCAGTGAATGCCTTATATCCACCTGTCTCATGTGCTGTTTGAGCAAAGAAATGTGCTGCTCTAGCAGGTGACAATTTATAATATGCCATTGCTGCTTTGAATGTGCCTGGACCCCAAGCACCATCGGCTGCTATACCTATTTTAGTTTGTAAACTTTTTAGGCTCATGCTATGTGATCGTCTGCTTCATCCATTAGTTCTAATGGTTCTTTTGCTGGGCCAAGTTCTGGCTGCTCTGGACCATCTTTCTTTTCATCTCTGTTATCAGTCTTGCCTAGCATGATGCCTGACAATATGCCTGTAAGAAATGTTGCGATTGGTGTGATCAACTTGAAGAATTCAGCATCGTTAGGACTTTGCTGACCGATTGGTTGTGTCACAAAAATCAATGAGTATAGAACTACGAACACAATACCGACTAAACAAACGGCAAGTAATATGCCGATTGAAAATCGCATTCTAGCATTTAGTTCTGCTTCTGTATATCTCTGTCCCATATAAACCTCTTACTTTATAGCAGCGTTGTGTGCTGCTGTATCAACTACTGTATTCATCGTCAAAACTTCTTCTTCAATACTTGCTGGAGTTCTAACTGGAGCCTCATATTCATCACCTTCTGGATCCATGACGATATCAAGTTTGCTTAGCTTCTTCATATGTAATTTTGCTGTAGGAACTTCTTCTGTTGTTTCTGTTTCTAAATTGCCTTCATCACTACTTATTGCGGGTGAGCATGGCTCAGTAGTTTCTTCTGAAGTTTCTGTTGATGGTTCAATACTTGATGATTGTTCCATACTACGGCCCAATACATCACTGGTACAAGTTCCTTCAGCCTTACATACTTCGTTACTACACTCAAGTTTACCCCAGTTAGCAGGGTCTTGGCATGGATAACGGTAATGACCACCGCACCCGGTTATTATTAGTGTTATGAGTGGTACGAATAATAGTCGCATATTATAACTCCGATACTATACGACTATTTATGAGATTTTATGTGATTTCCTGCCACTCAATACTTGCGTAGATATCTTGGTTAGTACCAGTTGTCGCCATAGTAATCACATACTCATAAGCGACACCAGTGAATGGCTGTCTTTCAAGTTGATAATCAAAAGTAAATGTTTCTTGTGTGGGAGCACTGGCAGTTTGATTAGTGCTATTCAAAAATGTCTGTTCTGCTATATCGCCGCTGACTAGTGCTAGGTTATATTCTACTGAACTATCTGCTGCTGAACTTACCCATGTTCCGCCACTTGTGATTGCTTTCTTGTATACACGGTATTGGAACAAACTTTGTGCTACAGGGACTATTGAATAGTTTATAGGTATAACCACAGCATTTAGATTAGTGCTTTTCAATCTAATAGACATGATAGGTAAGAAAGTTTGATCGTTAGGCAATCTTACAGGACTACCGATTTTTTTCTTACTTTATGTCTAACGGACGTGTTTTTGTAGCAATACAGCAAAAATACTTTTCCTTAAATTCTTTCAATGATCCATCTTCGTTTGTAACATTAGGGATACCAATGCCAAATTCTAATGCTTGGAACATTGTAACTTCAAAACCCGTTCTTAATAATAATGCTACTAATTGGTCTTGTCCCAATATGCTATAGTGGTTAGGGTTATATTCGTGCTTTCTATCGCAACTTGGAGCAGGAACTTCAATATAAATCATGCTTCCCTGCTTTAAAATACGATTATACTCCATCAAACTAAAGATAGGATATGGGCTATGCTCTAATGCATGACGCAAAAAGATGAAATCCACTGATTCATCATAATAACCATCTCTTTGAGGGATAAATGATAAGTCATATTTTTTAATAGTATGACCCTTTTCTTCACAGGTTTTGATATCGCCTGGGCTTAATGTTACACCAGTAAGATCAGTATATCCTCGCTTTTTCATCTCATCTAAAAAATAGCCTGGACCACATCCCATGTCAAGAATCTTAGCATCTTTGGGTAGATTTAATGGGTCGATGTATTGCTCTACTACTTTAGCAGTCAAGCCTTCATGCATCTTGCTATCGCCTTCATCATAGATGTGGGCAGTATAAAGCCATTCGTTATATAGTTTTAGTTTAACTAAATCAAGTGTTAAATTAATATCAATAAGGTCTTTCATGTGAATTCCTGTGTATCGTTAGCAATACTTATACAGGAAAAAGACTATAATTATTTTTTATATCCCTTGAACGGTTTGATAGGACTTTGTTTATTTGTATTAGGTAATTCTTTACTTTCTAAATCACCTTTGTTGAGATCCACGAATGGAATTCCTGCAGCATCATAGGCTAACTCAAGCATCTCTTGTTCAACATAAGTGTAAGGATGGGCGGTATTATGTTTTGCTGCCCAGCTTTCATGATCGATAACTGGTTTCTTTTTTCCATCTGTCTGAGCAACAGCCATCATTACTCTGTGCAAATCATAGGTGTTGTCAAAATTGCTTCTACCGAAAGTATGAATTCCAGTACTAGCATTATGAAACCTTTTACTTATAGGTCCTTTTTGTCTTTCAATTATAAATTCTTTGGCTCTCATCTTTTATAACCTTTGAATGGTTTGATAGGAGAACCTTTATTAGTGTCTTTCATTTCACGACTACCGGGCGGGCTAATTTCTTTTTTACCTTTGTGATGAGTGGCGGATAATGCCTTGTCTATCCAGCTACCTAAATTTGGATCATAACTGCTTATGATAGGATGCTGACCCCATTCTGAAGTTGCTCTAAATTCTGGTCTATCAGGATCCTGTACTTTATCCTCTTGCCCTTCATCTCCCTTCACTCTAGCAATAGCAACACCAAATCTATATAAATCATAGAAGTTACTATTAGAAAGTTCTGGAATCATAAAAGTATATGGCAATGATAATGCCGCGATATCCAAATTATCATGAACGTCAGCTAATTCTTGTTCTGTAAGAAATTCTCTGGCGCGCATATTAGCCTTCTGTAGTAATCATGACGTTACCGGTTTCAGTAACTAAACCTGCACCACTTTCCGATACCATAGGTACACCTAATCCTAGATCGCCGGCATAAGTGACTTGATATGCTAAAAAGTGATTGATAGTTGTATCTTGTAGTGGACTTACTAATAATCTTACGTTTCCGTCTAGCACATCCATATCGTATTGTGTTAACCATGAACCCGTATTTGTGATACCGTATACAGTAAATTTTACATCGCTTTGATCATTATATATAGATGCACCTATCAATGCATTTTGACTGTCATTATTATCTGAGCGATAACTGTGCAGTTGAATGAGTACTTGTGTAAATTCATCGACAGGGTATGTCCAGATAGGTTGATTAGGACTATCGTTTAATGTTACAGCACTTGCGATTTGAGTGCTGGTTTGTTGCATGAAAACAAAGTTGTTGTTTATCTTTTGAAACGCCGTACGTAACGGATCACCCTCGCCGTCGTTGGGTAATACACCTATGTTTACAAGTTGAATTGCCATGTTTAGGACTCCTACTAGTATTTAGCATAAATAATGTCATATGTGGATAATCAACACTCAAGGAGCAAGGTATGGACAACGTCATCAGTGAAAGTCAAAGCGCAGAGGAGATTTTGGCTTTTAATCAAGTTAGAAAACTAAAAGATTTCTACATTCACTTGGCGAACTATGTGTTGGTCGTTGCGCTACTTGCGGTCATCAATGCTTTGACAACGCCTAACCACTGGTGGGTTCAATGGGTCGTTATGGGTTGGGGTGTTGGTGTATTCTTTCATTGGCTTCAGATTTCCGAGCGATTTAGCTTGTTTGGATCCAAGTGGGAGAAAGAGCAGGTGGAAAAGCGTTTGGGACGGAAACTTTAAGATTGATGCTCAAAACTTTTGAATCGAGTTTGGGGTCTAGCAGGATGTCTTGGAGCGTTTATAGATCAGGCGTATAGCGTTTCAGCATTTCTTCACGGGATTCCACTGGTCCCGTACTCTTAGTTTGATCACTGATGATTTGACCAATCGTTGGCATCGCATCAATACTTTAGTGACTTTGAACTGACCAGAGTTTGGACTCCTACATGTATTTAGTCAATTGGTCATGATAAATAATGTTATGTGGATAATAAACTGGTTACCTGAGTTCGTAGTCCATCTGATATTCCTAGCAGGTATTGTTGGAACCATTGCTGGTTTCGTATTAGGTTTCATACCCTTCGTCAGCAAGTATAAACTTCCAATACAAATCATAAGTCTACTACTATTATCATTAGGCGTATACCTCGAGGGGGGTTTAGCTGAGAAGGCTAAATGGGAGTTACGTGTAAAAGAGATGGAAGCTAAGGTAGCTGAAGCGCAGGCCAAAGCTGCCGTAGTCAACACAGAAATCGTAGAAAAAATAGTCACAGAGAAAGAATACATCAAGGTCAAGGGTGCCAAAGTAGTTGAATATATAGATAGAGAAGTGAAAGTATTTGATACTAACTGTACTGTTCCTGAAGTTGCAATAAAAGCACATGATATGTCAGCAAGCAATGAAGCTCCGATAGAAGTCGCAACTAAAGATGTAGTAGCAACTAGAACGGAAGAGGAACCAAAGTGAAAAATATACTACTATTATGCGTAATGAGTTTATTTTTAGTCGGGTGTACTACCACTGTTCCTGTGACAGCAAAATTTCCAGAAGCCCCAGAAATACTTTTAGTTGAATGTGATCAGTTAGATAAGATCGGTAAAGATAAAGTTTACTTTAGTGACTTCCTAAAGACTGTTGTAGGTAACTATAACAAGTACCATATGTGCGCTGCTCAAAACGCTGCTTGGAAAGAATGGTATAACAAGCAAAAAGAAATATTTGAAAGCGTCAGTAAGTAAATAATTCATGATTATAAATTTGTGGAGCACTCCTAGAACCGGGAGCAATTGGTATTGCTCTTATCTTGCGCAAGAACAGGAAAAACAAGGTGATAAAGTTTCAATTTTCCATCAATATCTAAATTACTTTTATTTTATAAATTATGCTAAACCTAATGCTAGTGATTGGGTTTATGAATATTCTGACAAATGTACATATCCTTCTTATAATTTTGATATATTACGTCAGTCGGTAGTTTATAAACACAAATCAGGCAAGAGAATAAACACACCTACACAAGAAGAAGAATATAGAATAAATTTACTTGATAAACATAATGATACTAAGAATCCTTTAATTTTACACAATCATATATTACCTATGTCTGATAGAGCTTATGATTATCTATTTCGTAAGGCTCACAAAAATATTTTCCTTTATAGGGAAAATTTAGTAAATCAATTAGCAAGTTATGCCTTAGCATATACTACGGGTTTTTGGAAGCCAACAAAAAATAATGTAGTAATGCAGGATGTAAAAGCTGATCGTGTGGCTATCAAAAACTTGTTTGATAGAATTTTACACTGGCATACTTTAAATAAAGATGGTTGCCAAATAGTTAAGTATGAAGATATAAATTTTAATGTCGAAGGAAAGTTGCCGACAAAACAAAATGTGATAAGTGCATTTTCACAATTAGACATTGAAACACAAATTTATATTTTAGATTTAGAACGCGAATTTAAAGAAAAAATCAATCCTTAAAAAAACTCTTTGACCTTTCCTATAATAAATTCAACCTCGCTATCAGATAACTCTGGATAGATAGGCAAACTCAATAATCCTCTAGTCAAATTTACACTTACACTCAACATATCAGGTTTATTATAGATGTGTTTAGCCAACGGTAATTCACTTAGTGCTTTAGCATAGTGAATCTTAGTTTCTATCCCTGCGTCAGTTAGATACTGCTGTAGGTCGTTCCTACGCTCTGTATACAAAACAAACTTCTGATCGGCATGTACTAGATGATCTCTACTCAAACAACGAACATTTATATCACGCAATTCATCCAAATAGTAATGACGAATTTCTTTGCGGCGCCACTGCCACTTATCAATATAGTTTGCTCTTACAGACAGATGTGAGCAATCTAGTTCGCTCATTCTGCTATTAGTACCTGCGCTTCCATGATCAGGCTTGCCATTACTGCGAAAACTATAGGCGTACTCATATAACTCACGATCATTAGTTACGATAGCACCACCGTTACCACTAGCATTTAGATTTTTAGTTGGGTCAAAACTAATAGCCATACCAGCACCAACATTATCAGCAACAAGCCAGTGCTGTGCTCCATCTACTACGTCATTATAATGATGTCCAGTTATAGTTTGTAAATGTGGATTAGCTCCATACAATCCTACATTACAAGTAATTTTAGTAAAGTTAGATAATATGTTTTCAGTTTCAGGTTGCATCAATCCATTTTTATCTGTATCAACTAACTCAATAATAAACCCTGCTTTAGCAAAGGCATTGAGCGTAGCGACATATGTAATGTTGGGGATTCTTACTATGGGAGGATGATCATGATTATCGTCAGATGTTTTGCGTACCCAATGTGCGATAATTTCTAATGCTTGCGTTCCACTGTGTACTGTTAATGCGTAGGCTGTGTTGGTTCGCATAGCAAGCCATGTTTCAAAAGCTAAGGTATAACTACCATTCATCAGTTCGCCACTGCGTAGCACTAAATCAGTGGCTTCTAATAATTCAGCTTTTAGATTTTTATACTGTCTTGCTAGACCAAAATGGGCTATTTTTGAGCCAGTCATAGTAGCGTTCGAATCCTTCTTCAACATCGACCTTTGGATCAAATCCGAAATCTTTTTTTGCTGCGTCGATGTTCAATGCACCGCGACTTGGAAAATCTTTGTCCTTATCACGAACTATTATTTCACCTTTACCTGCTATCTTCACAGC